GAAAAAAATACTCCTGAAATTTCAAAAGAGATTTATGATTGTAAAACTCAAAAAATTGAATATCAAGAATCTGATAAATTAAATTCAGATTTCAACTGGGTAATACCCAAAAAACCAGTTGAGAAAGAAGAAATAGACATTGACCAAGTAAATGCTGAATTAGACCAAATGGCGATTGATCACCTTGAAAAACATTTAGCTAGTCAATTGGTATTGATTCAGTTTTTCAACGCAGATATTGATTTAAAAGCTTTCATAACGAAATGCCACAAGGTCTTAGATGATTATTTATTGGCTTATAATTTTGCAGTAGGATTAGAATGAAACCAGATAAGATAACAACGCACGGATTGCTAGAAGTTTGTGACTTAATTCCAGGCAAGCGTGGTAAAGTTAGCGAAGGTGCATATTATATTTATGGCGCTGGTATGAAAGCAAAGGGAACTACAGATAAATTCAATTGTGAGAGCGACACAATCCGCTTGACTCGTAAGGGTACGGTTGGTGCTGTTTATTTTCATCGAGATCCATTTTGGATGGACGATGATAGCTTCAGAATTGAGCCAAAAGAAATGATAGATAAGCGATATTTATTTCATTGGTTGCTGATGAAGCGTGAAGAAATAGAACGTTGTGCAGACGGCGACAATCAACCAGGGTTATCACTAGCTAGATTGTCAAAAATAACGATTGACGTCCCTGATATGGAATATCAGTTGAAAGTTGTTAAGTTGTTGGATGAAATGAGTGCAGATCTGGAATTTTTTATAGACAATATCACACAAACAAAAATGAACCAAAGCAAGGTTTTGAGTTACTACAATGAAAAAATCGGAACAGCTTTAGAAAGGAAAACAAATGGATAACAAGCTATATTGTGAAGATTGTGAGCGTTTCTTCTCTCCGAAAGACAAGTTAGATTATGATTGTGTATTTCAAAATGGCATTTGTAGTGAATGCTTGGTCGAAAGAATAGAAAGGGGAATTGAATGGTAGTTAACGGTAAATGGATTGATGGTACGTTCGTCAAAGAGGAGGATTTGCCGAATGAAACCAAGATTTAGAGCGTGGGATGTGTTAGCAGAAAAAATGATTGATGAAATACTGATGATTTCATTTGTCAGAAAAGAAATCATAGGAAAGTTCAGAAATGGTTCTACATCTGTTCCGTTAAAATTTGAAGATGAGCGAAACGGGGAAGACGTTATCCTCATGCAATCAACAGGATTGGTTGATAGGGATGGCAAGATTATCTTTGAAGGCGACATAGTCAAAATGTCTAAGGATGTCTATTCTGAACCGACTTATTACGAGGTTGTAAGGCATCGAGGAGGAGCATATCGTCTTGAATCCAAACAACACGGATGTGAATTGTGGTTACGACATACGGATTGCGAGGTCGTGGGGAATATCTACGAAAATAAGGAGTTATTAGATGCCTGATGTAAAGTGGATTATGGAGAATTGCCATATGATGCGAGATAACGGAGTTTGGGGAGGAGAAAAACAGATTTCCTATGCTAGCCCAGATGGGCAGTACACGTATTACGTGAACAAGCGCAAAGATGGCACTTATTATTTACATGGAGCAAGTAAGCATTATGGTAGGACGTAGATGGACGGAAGACGAGGTTGATTATTTGGAGTGGTACGTCTTGTCCAGAGAAGAACATGATTTAACACAGGCTTGCAAGTTTTTGGATAGAAGTTACAAAGCCGTTCGGTCAAAATTAGCCAAACTCCAGAAATACAATCCTAACTTGAAATTTCAGCCCAAATGGTCAGACACAGATGATAGCTATATCCTGAAATACTACCAACGCTTTTCGTACAAGACCTTGGCTCGTATCTTAGGACGTAGTGAGAAAGCCATTCGAGACCGCATCCGAAAATTAGGGAAACGAAAGATTTTAGACTTGACTATATTCCACGAAGATGTGGTTTCACTAGCCAATCAAGGTATGGCTGTAAAAGATATCGCACAAAAATTAGGGCTACATTACAATCAGGTATATTACTACTTGAACAAACATCAGATTCCTTACAAAAAGCAAGAATTTAGAAATCAAAGTAACAATCTCGCTTGGAGGAATTTGAATAATATGATTTTTATAAAAAGGAGTTAACATGACAGATAACGTAAACAAACCAAGCCACTACCAAGGCAGATTTGGCATGGAATCTATCGATGCTTTAAGAAATTTCATGACACCAGAACAACTGAAAGGCTTTTATCTTGGAAATGCCTTGAAGTATCAACTGCGATTCCAGAAGAAAAACGGTCTTGAAGACCTGAAGAAAGCCAGAAAAAATCTCGACTGGCTTATCGAGGAGATGGAGCATGAGAATTAAAACATTAATGGGAACAATCATCAATGTTGACAGGATAAAGCGCAGTATCACAGTTGAGGGTATTGAATTAGGCTCAGATTGTCGTGCTTTAGTATCTAAACACAAAGATGGTACAGGTACAATAACACTAGTTTTTGATGGGAAAATAATTTAAAAGTGTGATCACGAATAAAGAATAAAATAAAAAAGCCAGCACAGCTGACTCCTTTGTGATATTCCGATAAAAATATTATATCATAAAGGAGCGATGTTGTGAGGTTATTAAAAAGAGTTGACGTGCAATTTACCAAAAAAAATGTATATGACGTTCTAGAGAGTTATCGCTCGTATGTCCGAATGGCAGGCGCTGAGTATTTGCCTAAGATTACAACGACCTACTCATTTGAACCAAAGACATTTACTGGTAAGAACACAGCTACTGAGAATATGGTTATCGACCATGTGGATGCAGAGGCAGAGGTTTTGGAGATTGAGAGAGCAGTCAACTGTATTATGGATCCATATGTTCGGCAGGTTATCGCAAAGAAGTACATGGATATGAAAATCCAATTATCAGACAAGGCTATCTATATGGACTTAGGCTATTCTGAAAGTGAGTTCTACCGCATGCTTAGCAGAGGCGCTTTGGAATTTGCGGAAGCCTATCGAAAAGGTAAGCTGATTGTCTTTCGTAAATTTTTGGGAGATATTTGCAAGTAAATTGCTAGGAAATGGCTTATTTTACATGGTAAAATAGTATTGTCAAGTGATAGGTCAATTGACGTCTCCTTTATACTTTATTATATTTTTCCGAGGCTTCGGTCTCGTTTTGGCGGTGACAGGCGTAAAGTGATTTTTTCTCCTATGTTTTTCAAACTTTTCGGTTCGATTCCGGGCATCGCCGTTAAAGACTACAAAAAAATAAATCAGAAAATTTATTTCTAATTAACAAGCAAGGTTGTAGTCGTCTTGCAGGAAGGTCGCACATCGTGTGGCTTTTTTTGATTTAAAAAAGGTGGTGATGGAAAATTGAATGAAAGACAAAGACGATTCGCAGATGAGTACATCATCAGTAGAAACGCAACACAATCCGCTATTAAGGTGGGTTACTCAGAGAAAACGGCATATAGCATAGGGCAAAGATTGTTGAAAAATGTTGAGATTTCTGAATACATTAAAAAACGTACTGAAGAACTTTTTGACGAACGTTCGATGTCAATCGTAGAAGCCTTGGCAATCTCTGCTAGTATCGCTAGAGGAGAAACTCAACAAGGGTATTCTAAGAAAACTGTAAAGACTGCTGAAGGTGTTGAAGTATCTGAAACGACTTATGAATTTACTCCGACGATTGAAGAAAGACAACGATCTATAGACCACATATTCAGAGTGAATGGTGCGTATTTAGAGAGAAAAGAAATCGAGATGTCTTCGGCTGTTCAATTTGTTGATGATATAGGAGTTAGCGATGAAGCGTAGAATGAGTGAATTTATCCCAAAGGCTTTTTATCCTATGTGGCGTGCAGCGTTTGACCCTAAAATCTTACATGTGGTTGAAAAAGGTGGGCGTGGTTCTGGTAAGTCAAGCGACCTCGGACACACTATCATTCAATTGATTATGCGCTATCCAGTCAATGCTGTGTGTATTCGTAAGACAGATAATACCTTAGAACAATCGGTCTATGAGCAATTGAAGTGGGCGATTAGTGAGCAAGGGGTCAGCCATTTATTTAAGATTAATAAGTCCCCTTTGAAGATAACCTATATCCCAAGAGGAAATTATATTATCTTCCGTGGTGCACAAGATCCAGAACGTATTAAATCCTTGAAAGACAGCTGCTTCCCATTTGCGATAGGCTGGATTGAGGAGTTAGCTGAGTTTAAAACCGAAGATGAAGTAAAGACAATCACCAACTCCCTTCTTCGTGGAGAATTGGATGATGGTCTTTTTTATAAATTCTTTTACTCTTACAATCCTCCAAAAAGAAAACAGTCTTGGGTGAATAAGAAATATGAAAGCGTCATACAGCCTCCTAATACCCACGTACACCATTCAACTTACTTGGATAACCCATATATATCCCAAGCCTTCATAGAAGAAGCAGAGGCTACGAGAGAGCGTTCAGAGAAGCGTTACCGTTGGGAGTATCTGGGTGAGGCTATAGGTTCGGGTGTAGCACCGTTTGAAAATCTGGTATTCCGAAAGATTACAGACGAGGAGATAGCAAGGTTCGATAATATTCGGCAAGGAAATGACTTTGGATATGCCAATGACCCGCTGGCCTTTGTAAGATGGCATTACGACAAGAAGAAACGAGTTATCTATGCTATTGATGAGATTTATGGCGTGAAGATTAGCAACCGTGAATTGGCTGAAAGAATCCGTGAGAAAGGCTATCAATCTCAGATGATAACCTGTGATAGCGCAGAACCTAAGTCGATTGATGAGTTAAAACTGCAGCTGAATATTCCGCTTGTTCAAGGTGCTAAGAAAGGTCCTGACAGTAGGGAGTATGGAGAGCGCTGGTTGGATGATTTGGATGCAATTGTGATAGATCCAGAACGCACACCGAATATCGCAAGAGAATTCGAAAGTGCCGACTATGCAGTTGACCGTGATGGAAATCCCAAACCCAAGCTAGAAGAAGTAAACGACCACACAATCGACGCTACTAGATATGCGTTTGAAGACGATATGAGACAGCCAGGAATATCATTCTGGTAGGAGAAGGAGAAATGTTGAGTAATTGGTTTAAATGGTTAATCAGGCGGTTGTTGATTAAGAATACAACCCAAAATGAAATACTAGAGATTGAGATAAGAGAACACCAAAATTCTGAGAAAGTAAGCACGATGAAAGAGGCTTACAACTACTATCGAAATCGCACGGATATTCGAAATAAGAAAGTAGATGTGGATTGGCGGACGAACTCAAGGATTGAATTGGGTTTATTTAAGAAGCTGGTAGACCAGAAGGTCGGTTATTTATTTTCTAAACAACCGACAATCTCTCTTGAAGGAGAAGAATCACAAGACTTTTTAGACAGCGTATTTGATGAGGATCTTTTATCTACGATTAAGTCACTCGGTAAGGAAGCGGTGATGAAAGGAATAGCTTATGGCTTGCCTTATTACGACGAGAACGGCCGTCTACGCTTGTTTAAAATCCCAAGTGAACAGATTATCCCTTTTTGGAAAGACGAGCGTCATTTGGAATTATCCGCCTTTGTGCGTGTCTACAAACAAGCAGTCTACGATAGCGGAGTGAAGAAGACTAAAACC